CCCAAACAACATGCAGCTTTGTACTTTGTCCAAGAGAAATCCATTTCGCTGATCTGCACGCCTTTATTGCGCAGAATTTCTTTTTGCTTTGGCGTAGCGGCTTGGTTAAGCCACCGCTTTGACTTGTTTGCTGCGCTACTATCTTCAATCTCGCGCAAGAAATCATCCGCTGCGGCCATCGCTTGCACCTTCTCACCGATAGATACCACTCTAACGCGCCCTGTCTGCGGCTTTACAATCGCCATCCAGTAGTTTCCGACCTTCGCCACCATAGTAAAGCCTTGGAAGCCTGTAGCCATCATTGCAGTGCCAAGACCATATGGATCAATCCACATGAATGGTGACATTTCCATGAGATCGTATTCGGTCATGACGAAGTTGTGCAATTCGTCTTTTTGCTTTTGCTGGAACTCGTGTTCACAGATTGGGCAGACGCGCGTATTTGTTGCGACTTCGCTTTCGCACTCTGGGCAAACCTTAGTGGGAGCTTCCTCTCCTTCGCGCTTCTCTGCACCGTCTAGGTTTGCTGTTTCATCTAGCGTACCATGCGTGATGATTGATGTGCCAAAGTCCATGACGATGCAATCGGTCTTGATGGTATTTGGATATAGCTCAGGATCAACGATGCGCAGTCCACGACCGATCATCTGCACCATTGTGCCCTTCTGAGAGCATGGGCGTGTCAAGACAACACACGAGACTGGGGGTGCATCAAAACCCTCTGTCAGCACCATTACGTTGACGATCACTTGCAGATCACCGAACTCAAGATCGTGCAGCATTTCGGCGCGTTTGTCTTTGGGCGTTTCTCCCGTAACAAAATTGGCTTTGATGCCAGCGCGAAGGTAGGCTTCGCAAACGTGTTCGGCATGTAAGACGGTTGAGCAAAACACTACTGTCTTGCGATCACCAGCTTTCTCCATCCACTCATCCACGATACGTTCGTTGATGACTTGGCGATCCATAATCGCTGCGACCTCTTCCATGTCGTACTCTTTGCCACGGCGCGTCACATTATCCAGTTGGTCATTAACGCCCAGATCAACGACATAAGATGTAGGGCGCACAAGAAATCCTTCGCGGATTAGTGTCGCCATTTCGATCTGGTGTGCGCAGTTGTTGAATACATCGCGCAGACCCTTGCCATCCCCCCGGTTTGGAGTGGCTGTAAATCCCACAATCTCTGCGTCTTCGTTGTCTTCGATCACAGCGTCGATCACCTTGCGATAGGTGTCTGCGGCGGCGTGGTGGCTTTCGTCGATAACTACCATGTCAAACTTCGGGCGTTTGCGCAGGTTATTATCTCGCGACATTGTTTGAACCATTGAGAATACAGCTTCGCCGTCCCAATGCTTTACAGTGCCGTTCACAATGCTTGTTGTGATGTATGGGTTAACGCGCTCGAACTTCTCTTTGTTCTGCTCAACTAGCTCATCCCTATGCTGGATGATTAGAACGCGCTTTCCCTTTTTGTATCTCTTGCCAACAAGGGCGGATAACATGATCGTTTTGCCTGCACCTGTGGGCGCGACTACGAGTGTGTTTTTGTGTTTGTCTAACGCTGTGCAAGCGTCAGATACAGCAACTTCTTGATAAGGTCTAAGTAACATAGCTCAATCCAAATACTTAAAATCAGACAAAGGAATATGGACAACAGGTTCTACATCCTGCCAATCTCCACGATCAGTGCGACCACCAACAAGTACAGGCCAACCATAATTGAACGATGTATAACCTGTTCGGTCTTTCCACTTTACAACAAGAACACTAGATAATCCGCAAGCGTCCTGTAAGTTTTTAGCCGCTGATACTTTCGCTAAAGAAAGAATATATGTCCTGTATTTATCGTGAGTATTTTTTCGAATTTTTACTTCGCAAAATCCTGTGACTGCTTCACCAACCATTAGGCAGTAATCAAGGTGATATTGTTTAGGCATTTTTTCAAAACGTAACGGCGACCAGTAATTACAAAAACTTGAAATTACACTTTGCTCATTAATCAAATCTTGACTTGTCTCATACGTTGGACGCATGTGATTTCTCCTATTTGCTAGAATAGTAAGTTGGGGGGTTCGCGGCCCACGGCCCCCCTATCCGTGGTCTAGCAGGCGCGGAATGGCCCTGCCGCTAGATTACCTTTGCGCCCAAGAAGGAACTGCACCGCTATTTTGTGCAGGAGCTTGTGGTGCAGCATTCGGAGCAATTGTAGTTTGTTGCATTGGAATACTGCCTTGGGGCAAAAATTCTGAGTTATCCGGCGTGAGAGCAGCCATAAGTTGGTTATTGTCTTTATAACCGTTGGTGCCCTTCTTAATGCCAACCTTAGCGCAAATCTCCATACCGCTCAAGTCCATCATACTGCTGATGTTGCGGTTTTGTTGCGCTTGTGGAGATACGTCCGCTGGGCTGATGTTTCGTGCGCTTTCGACAATAGACTTCAACGTGCGCAGACCAATCTCCTTAGCAAGAGGCATACCGCTTGGGCCAATCTTATCGCCATCTACGAATACGCTGTGCCAGAACTTGCGGCGGTCATACTCGCCACCGATGATTGTGAACTCAAGGTTCATCCACTTAGCGGATGTGCTTTGTGATTTCTTGAACCATGCGCCTTGACCGAATTCAGGCAATTCGATGTCGCCCTGTTGAACAAGAACTACTGCGCGAACCACAGAGCCACTAGGAATCAGAGAAAATTCTTGGTTATTTGGGTTTTCGTCTGCGGGTACATTATTAAAATTAAGCATTATACTTCTCCTTCGCTAGAAGTTTGAGTTGTAGGATCGACAAACGTAAGATCGTTGTCGGTTAATGGTGAGCCACTATTCATCTTTTCAATCAGCTTGCCAAGATGCGGCTCTTCTAATACGTCAAGACGCCCAGAACGGTCCTTGGCTGGGTAGCCCCATTCGTTTAGCGGCTGACATACAAAGGCGCGATACTGACCATGATCTCCTGAGAGAACTGCCATTGTGATAACTTCGTCCACAATTCCCGGCAATTCACGACCAGTCTTTGCGCCTTCGATCTGCATATTGTATTGCTTGCGACCGTAATCGTCTGTGACTTCATCCAAGATGCCGACAAAGATTACGTTCTTTGTGCGGATGTGCTGAATGTGTGTAAGCCACGACATCATCTCACGACCGTGCATTCCGTAAACAGCGCGAGTATCGACCTTGCCAGAACGCTCAGAGCGCGCTTCAGGCTGTTGTAAGCACCACTGGAAGCACAAACGTCCTGCTACGGTGATTGAGTCCACAAACAGCGTATCGTACTTCTGCCATACGTCTGAGGAGTCGCCATACATCTGCGCCACATAGTCGTAGTGCGACTGACCATATGGCTGGTCTTCTGATAAGGATGGGTTTGCACCGCCCAAGAAGCACGCAAGGTCACGACATTCTACCCATGTGCGAGGACGCACAACGTCGATAGGATGTCCTTCGATTGCTGTATCACCAGCTTCCAAGTCCATAAACAAGGTAGTTGCTGGATTGAGCGTGCGAGCCAGTGTGGTTTTACCCACACCGCTTGATCCACACACCACAATCTTGTGGCCCTTTTTCTCAGCTAAACGCTGATCTGCTGTGATAATCTGCAAAGCCATTATTCTACCTCCTCGACTGTAACGCGGCCTGTCTCTACTGTACGGCACTCTTCAAGCTCACTTCTGATAGCTGGAGGTGCGGCTGTGAATTTGCGCTCTTCTACGGCAAACGTCAGCTTTCCGTAGTGATGTGCATCTTCTGGAGACATAGCGTTCAACTTGTCACGCAGCTTGTCTTGATCCCATGATACTTTCTTACCAACAGTTACCTTGAGCCTTTGGTTGCCCTCTGTGATTTGGGCAGTGCCAAAGTCTTTACCGTTGGAGCGCAGCACATCTTTTGCTACAGGTAGAAATATATCTGAGAGTTGTTCTTCAACGTCTTTGAGTTCAAGGCGCATCTCACTGATGACGTACTTGAGTTCGTCTCGACGCTCGAATAGCTCACGACTGTTCATGTCGTTTCCTTTCCGCTTTAAGTTACTAGAGTCCCAAACATAACCATATGGCGTGGGGTACGTCAAGCACTTTTTTTAGAAAGAAATATTTCTATGCCCAGACAGGCCTTCATGAGCTTCTTTTTTAGTTTAAATTCAGGAGTTTCAACGCCCTTGGCATCTTCAACAATTTCGTGCCACTCGCCGTCCTTGTCTTCGCGCTTGTAGCGGAAGTCAGCAATATAGGCGCATATCTTTTGTTCGTTAACGATCAGGTTGTAGCGCACTTGTAGCTCTAAGTCTTTAACACGCCCAGCGCGTTCGAGCGACTTGATGTACAGATAGCGTTCGCCTTCCCACTTAGAATCGAACTTGATGCCATCTATCGTGACCTTCTTATTTCCATACTTGGGTCTTGACCCACGCCGCTTGGGATTATATACAGTTGAAAAGGTCATTTATGGGAAGGAATCTCCAATGCCAAACCCCGGTAAGTACAAATCCGTAGGTGTTTCTATAGACGCTTATGACAAGTTGGTAGCCATTGCGGATCACGAGGATCGTGCGATTGGCCGTCAGCTTTCGCGTATGATTGAAGAAACATACGAAAACATTCGGCTTGATGTCAAGCCGTCCTATACGATCCCAGCCGCTTCGGGAATTGGTGGGATCGCGTCAGTCATTGAAGACTAGAGTAAACCAGCGTTACCTAATCCACCTAGTAAAGTCGATGCAATGTACGGGTTAGATTTCGCTCTTTCCCGTAAGTTCATTTGCTGTCTAATGACTTCTGGATTTATTGACTGAGTTATTTGCATGTCATCAATAGAGACTGGCATTGCAACTTCTGGAACACTTGTTCGGGTTGGAGCGGGTGCGGGGCCAACAGCCTCTTGATCTGCCAGTAACGCTCTTGCGCCACCTTGACGAATCGCAGTCTTTCCACGGTTAGCGGCTTGCAATCCTGCGAGTAAACCTTGCCCAGCACCAGTTGCTCGCTCTGTAAGAGAGGCACCAGAGCCTGTGACCTGAGCAAATGATTCATTCAGCACTTGTGATAAACTTTGCGCGGTGGCTTGTGGGCTTGTGCGGCCAGCCTTTAATTCTATTGCCGCTCTTATGGTTTGTGGGTTGTTGAGAACATAGTTCAATGCTTTGAACCTAATTCCCTTTTTGAAGTTCTTAGCTGGGTTTGTGACCATACCTGTGCGAATAGCGTCTGCTGCAAGAGAGCCTGCGCCAGTTTTACCCGTATCGCTGAGAAGAACTAACATGTCAGAAAGCTCTTTAATGTCTGCAACTTGCTGCTTACCCAAAACTTTGTTTAACATGTCTGGCTTGTAAGCCTCTAAAGCCTTTCGTAGCGAAGACGCTGCTGCTTCATTTACAAATATATCTTCATCTACTGAGCCAAGAATATCACTTATAATTGTTCGTTTTATTGTTTCTTTGGCTGCGTCATTGCCGTCAAAGAACTTCATAACTCTGTCCATTTGTGAGGCAGAGGTGTTTTTGTTTAGGAGAATAGTAGCTGCCTCTTCAGGCTGTATGGTTCCGTCAGCCAAATCCTTCAAGGCTTTGGAGGACAGTGCTTTTTCAAGACCGATCTGAGCATCCTGAACGCTACGCAATGTTGTAATGATGTCATCGCTAGGATTCTGAGCCACAATCCTTTGCATCATTTGGTCGTCAATTTTCTTGACGCCATTAAAAGAAAGAGCTTTAGCCAGATTCTGAACTTCGCCCCACTGATCTTCAAACAACAGCTTGCCAGACTTGCCCAGCTTCTTAATCTTGTTGTTAAACTGAACACCATTGAAGGCTAATGGATCACCGAAGTCTTTGTTCGCTACCAGCAATGCGTCATCGAGATAGCTCTTCGCCAATGTCTGGCGTAGCTCATCACGACTTATTTGTGATATAGAGCTATCGGCAGCATTCAAGACTGCGGCTATTCTTTTAGGGCTATCAGTAATTCTGTCAAAAAGACGACCTGCCGTTAGCTTTACGTTCTCACCTGAATCACCAAGATTCCGAATGATCCCTAAAGTCTCTAGCTCGTTAAACAGCTTGATCTCACTTCGGTAAGCATCGCGAGCATCTAGCAATTGACCCATCGCTTTTTTGACTGTTTTTGCGTTTTGAGGCCCACCTACACCTGTGAGCTTCAGGCCACCAGATTTATAATTACTAGGGTCCATCATGCGATCAATGTCGCCCTTCAAGCTATTTAACAGGCGTCTAGGTGTGGTGTCTTTGATTCCCAGTGCTGGGTCCATCAGTGTGTCGTTTATATTTTTGCGAAGCTCTTTCAGGCCGTTGAAGGTTGTGAACCCTTCCTTAGCACCAGATGAATTCAACTGATCTATCTGACGGCCTATCTCCAAAAACTCATCAGGCGCAACTTTGTTCGCACCCGCGTACTGACTGTCTATAATGTCTCCGAATCTGGTCTGCATTGCCTTTATATCAAAAATAGGCAATTCTCCGCCGACAACTTCTCTTGTAACGCCATTGAGTGTTACAGGGCCTTTCACTTCGGACAAAGTGTCGTCAACCAACTTGAACTGTTGCTTGCTTTGTTTCATGAACTCTTCGTAGTTCTTAACAAGGGACTCAAGAACGAAATCGTCTATCTCTCCACCAGTCTTTGTGGTTTTGGTGAGCATAGATATTGTGTCATCAATAGCTTTCATGTGAGCGTCTTGTGCAGACTTCAATCCAGATTCAAGCTGTTTAGCCTTTTGCGGAACTGAGTCTTTTATTACTCTAGCCAAGTCATCAACGGTAGAAATGCCAGCTTCCCCAAGCAATTTATCACGCTCGTTTAGGGCAAATCTAATATTCGTCATGGCTCTTTTTTGTTCGTTGCCGCCTATAGCCCCTGCGATCTGTGATGTCTTTGATAGGCCAGCGGGAAGACCTGCCGCGCCATAGCTAGGCAAGCCCGGAACATCCGCGTCCATAATTTTTAAAGCAAGGTTAGCCTGATCTGCACCTAGCTCGCGTTCGACTTGGCCCATAGCACGAGCGCCTGCGTTTACGCCTTTACCAGCCGCACCTATTGCAGCTTTGCCAAGTTTAAAGATAGCGTTACCCGCGAAGTCCAAAGTACCCGCAAGGGCAGCTTCTCTTGCTACATCAACACCAATTTCGCCTAAAGACTGTCTTTGAATGCCCAATAGGCTTTCAATACCTTCTTCAGCCGCTTGACCTAAGCCTGCGCCAGCGGCTGCACCAGCCGCGCCTGTCACCAAGCCCGGAGCGCCTAAGATGCCACCAATAACCGCGCCAATTGTTTCGGGGGCAATACCTGCTAAATCTGATACGTCCCGAAAGCTAAGACCTTCTTCCTCAAGAATAAGGTTTTGACCAATAGGCTCCATGCCTTGACTAACCTGACCAGCCTCAGTCAGTGCGAGACGACCTTTTGAGTCTTTTGTGTAGCCTTCTTCACCCACCATTTTACGCAGAATAAGTTCTTTTTCTTCTGGGGTTTCTCCAAAAGAAACTAGAGAACGTATCTTGCCACCAGCGCCAGTTTCGTAATCAAAACCTTCGTCTCTTCCTGAAAGTGACTGGTCTAAATCGGCAAAACTTTTAGGGCGGCTCATGCCAAGAGAACTGCCTTGAGACGCTCGAAACTCTTTCAACAAGTCTTGAGGAGACCGTTCTGCTTTTTGACTATCTCTAAATTGACGCAGTTGCTCTTGAGGGGTCATTTCAAATCTCCACGCTATTTAAAGTCATCTAATGTATAATTAGTACCATAAGTTTTGTTCATTGCGTCAAGTTCAGCTTGAGTAGGCACGTCTGAAACATTTCCGCCAAACTTAATTCCTGCGTTTTGCTCCAGCCACCCTACAGCACGATCAAGGTTTCTTTGAGGCTTCAAGACAGTCAAGTCATAAATTTCATCAAGTTGCTTTTTAATCAACTCAACGTCACCACTTGTCCAAGAAATCTTGCCAATACGATCTTTAACAAGTTGTCGATCAGTATCCGAGAGGGTTTTTCCAGACTCTTTTAAAATGTTTGTAGCCTCATCAATCGCTAGATTGTTCAACATACGCTTGGCGTCTGATACTGTGCTTGGCATATCCCCCGCAGCAATACCAAAATTTCTTAATGTTTGCTTCATTCCACCCAAAATTTGTTTTGGAACAGATATGCCCTCATTTAAATTAGCTATCAAAACTTCAAACTTTTTTGCGCCTGAGTTAATACTGTCTTGGTACTCTATAAAGCGTTGAGCGATTGTTTCGGGGGTTTCAGCCAACTTAAACGAAGTTGGCGTAATTCCTTTGTAGTTTGATGCGGCAGGCGCAGCTAATACTTGAAGTTCAGGTGGAACATCATCAGCTTTTCCTCCGATCAAAGATACTCGTTCATATGAATCCCATTGGTCCCCAAGGTCAACGCCTTCTGCACGTTTCTCTAAAATAGCCATGCGATCAGAGCCATTAACAAAATCAAACTGCTTTTCAAAGTTTGGGTCCATGATTAGCTTGTTAAGCTCATATTTATTAAGATCAACAAACTGACCCTGATCGAAGCCTTCAAACTCAGAACCTTCAGCGCCTTTTTTGTAAACCCAATACTTGCCACGATCCATAGCCTTTTCGCGCGCGGCTGCTCGCTTTGCAGTATCCGCAGACTCCATCTCTAGGGCATACTTGCCACCAGCCAGAGCGCCCTGTCTAGCGCGCTCCTTCGCTCGCTGTAACGCAGGCATTGCCTTGTCGCCAGCTTCGCCAACAGACTGTAGCATCTTGCCAACATTGAATTTCTTGCCTGCCTTGTTTTGCATAAGAGCAAGACCAAACGCCATAAGAGCGTCTTTCTTGTCTACTTTGCCGCTAGTATTAATGCCCGTAGCTTCTGAGAATGCCTTTTTGTACTCTTCAATAGTCCGCTTTTTAGGGGCATCTGGACCCGCACCACGAGCAGCTTCAAAAAAATCATCCATAGCCGCAAGGAAGCCTTCATCGGCTTGCTCTTGAGTGACCGCAGCTTCAGAAATACCCATAGAGTTTAAGCCACCTTGCGAACCTGCAAGTTTTGCCTCATTTGCTCTAAATGCTTCTGCGGCTTCGCCTTGTGCTTTTTTCTTAGCGGCTTGCTCCATTTGGTATTCTACGTCTAAACCAGACATATCTATTTCTGGCAATTCTAGTGCTTGATCCGTAGCAGAATCTAATGGAAGACCAAGACCTCCAAACTCACCTTCACGGTTGGCTAGTTCAGCGGCGGCAAGTGCGTTTCCAGCTTCGGCTTGATTTGCGAGAACGCTAGGATCAATTCCTTTATAAGCACCTTTTGCCCTGTCTTCGAAAAAAGAATCTATGCCCCCTATGTCGGAAAAGTCACTGCCCAGACCGGGAAACTCAGTGCTAAGAGGCACCTCACCCAAACCTTGCCCTTGAGCCATTTTTAAAAATTCTTCTGGCGTCATGTTGGCAAATGGGTCTGCGCCGTAAATTCCTGATAGTTCAGCCATGATTTACCTCTTTATTGTGCGCCTTGGTAGGTAGCATACATGCCTACACCTTGAAGGAATGGGTT